ATTTTTGTATTTTTTCAAAAAAAATTATAAAAAAATAAAAAAAATAAAAAAATTTATAAAAAAAATAAAAAAATTTATAAAAAAAATAAAAAAAAACTTAAATAAAAAGCTAATAGGATTTTGATTTAGGTTTTTATAAAAAAAATACTTAAATCAAAAAGCTATTAGGATATTGATTTAGGTTTTTATAAAAAAAAAATAACTAATTCGGTGTCCCCGCAATTCGGGGTCGGCTCAATTCCGCTTGAAGTCGGGGTAGGCGGGGTGTCCCCGCATATTTTAAATCCAAAAATATAATTTTCGGTTTTTTTAACGATTATTTTTATATTATTTAGGAATAATATAGTTTAAAGATTAGAATTAATATATTGTATAAATACAAATGAGTGAAAAATCTATTTATACCAATACGCCTTGTGAAAAATGTGGAAAACCTTTAAAATCTTTTACATCTATTAAGCGAACAAGTAGAAATTATAAAGAGCGACCTTTACACCTGAAGTGTTGGAAGGAAAATCAATTTAATACAAGTTGGATTAATGAACCATATTATAAAAATTAGATTTATTTAGGAAAAAATCGTTAAATGAATAAAATTAACGATTTTAATTATAAAATTGAACTTTTCACACTAAAATAGAGCGTATTTAGGAAAAATGGATAAATTGAAATTAATTTAATCAATTTTATTAATTTATATATTTAGTCTAAAAACTATTTAGAAAGAATTATTATATATTGTATATATATAAAATGGAATGCCCCGAACCTCAACGAAGAACCCAAAAGAATGTAGCAGATTTTAGACGATGTTTATTGAGAACTATGAACGAGTTACGTCAGGCGAATAACGTTGCTCCTTTACGAAGTATCACTGGATATAAAAAATTATTTGGAACTGAATCAACCGAACAAACTTATGAATTATTAGAAGACCTTAATAAGGTAAAAAAAATTGATGCCGAACATTTTTCAGAATATTCTGATATTTCACCTATTATATATGGAGATGAAATTGAAGGTGAAGATACACTTGACAATTCGGGATTAAACGAGTTGAAAAAACTTATTAGTAAAAAGTTTTTAGGAAAAAATATTTTTATTTCATATCTTGATAATAATAGAAATATTATTAGAGATAAGTTTTACCGAGTTCCTATTAATAAATCAGATTTTATAAAAAAATGGGACGCTAGTTGGAGTTGGAATTGGAGGGATAGCGAGAGCACAATATTTGATATTGAAATAGAATCAGGGCATTTTATTACACGAGGTGGTTTTATTTATATTTATGAAGAATTACAAATTGACCCAAAAATAATTCAACAATCCTATCTAGAAAATGAAACTCTAAATTGTGTATTTCAACCAATTAAAGATATTTGCGATAAAAAAATACTTGAATCAAAAGCATCTTCTATAAATTATAAAACTTTATTAAATAAGATTGTAAAATTAGAAAAAATATATGAGAAGGGAGTTCCTGATGATAAAATGGAAGAAGTAATGACCAAATTAAATGTTAAAATGAAAATACATTATCCATTTGAAAGCACTAAAATTAAAACCTTTAATGGAACTACAACAAAATCGTTATTATCTTTAAATTATATCAACACACGAATTAATCATTTGGAATATTATGATAATGATGAGAAAAATATTGTAATGTTAGAAAGTGAAGAGTTTATTGATAAACATAAAGAATTATGGAACTTAATAGATGACGATGATCCAATTAATTTTATATACAAAAAAAACACTGATGGTATTATAACTGAAATTAAAACGCCTACAAACACATATAGAATAAAAGGTAAAACAAATATTTTTAAAGAGTTTGAAAAGTTTTATGGATTAAATAATTGTTATTTATGTGATGTTAAAGATGAGTTGTTGAGTAAGTTTATTAGAGAAGGTTGTAAAATAACCTCATCAGTTATAAATAATTTATATACTGATATTAAAAAATATAAAAACGATTTTATAGAAATAGACCAAATTAAGAGTTATACTCAATTTAAACAATGTAAATATTATGAGGGTTTTGTTGGGAAAATAACCGATTTTAGAAAAACCGATAAAATACAAGGAATTGGGTTTTATTTAATTGGAAATATTGACTGGACTAATGCTAATACTAAAATAAAAGAAATACAACGAGCCTTTAAAATATGGTATGGTCGTAATGTATATTCTTCTGTTGAATTAAAATTATTATCTAATTATGGAGTAAAATATAATATTATTGGAGGTTGTTGGGGAAATAGAATAGATTTTGAGTTTTGTGATGATATGTTATTAAAAGGTGCTGACGGAGTACCAAATTATTCACGTTGGACTGGTGCTAAAACAATGACAAACTTTTATGATGAGTATTATATGAAAACTCGTGATTTAGAATATGTATCACATATAAAAGAAAAATGTGAAAATGTATCTTATTATGACGGAACAATGGTATTTAGTATTAAAAAAGAATTCAATTATCATTTATCACATATTTCAGGATTTATATATTCGTATCAAAGAATTAATTTAATAGACCAATTATTTAATATGGATATTAATAAAGTTTTACGAATAAATACAGATGGTATTAAATACTTAGATCACGAATATAAATTAAACGGAACATTTAAATTAGAGGAAACTCCTTCTATTAATGGGTTTATAAGCGACCCTAGAGAAGAAGGGTTTATCACAAATACAAATAATAGTAATAAATATGATTTATTAAAATACAAAATACATTTTAAAAATACACATGATAGAATTCATTATGATAATGAATTATTTATTGGAGCAGGTGGTTGTGGAAAAACTCATTATAATTTAATAGATACTGGATTAGTTAGACCTTGCTATGTAGTAAATAGTTATAAATTATTGACTTCTAAACAGAAAGAATATAAATGTAATGTTGAAATATTAGCAAATGTTGAGGGACTTGGAACTTATGACAAGCAACAATCTATTCTAAAAAAATATAATACATTCCTTATTGATGAAGCAAGTATGATAACCGAAGAACAAAAATTAAAAGTTTTTAGTTATTATCAATCTTGTAAATTGATATTTTGCGGAGATATTGGATTTCAAGCACAACCAATTGGAGGAGATGAAATAAATCTAAAATCATTTCAACACATTACAGAGTTTAAAGAAAATTATAGAACAAATGATAATAATTTATTAAAAATATTAAACGATATGAGAAAATGTATAACTAATGATACATGCTATAATTGTGATAATTTAAAACATATAGGTATAGAAAATGTTAAAAAAATATACAATATAAATGATATTGTATTAACTTATACTAAAAATAAAAGAAAAGGTTATGATGATTTAATAGGTGAAAAATATTTAATAACAAAATCAACTGATAACTATAATCGTGGTGATATTATATATTCATTACCAAAACATAAAAATTATGAAAAAACAAATGCTTTTACTACTCATTCAGTTCAAGGTGAAACATTTAAAGATAAAATATTTATAGATATAGAAATATTAAATAGCGGTAATTTAAGATTATTATATACCGCAATATCAAGGGCAAAAAAATTAGAACAAATATATATAGTAAATGATGTTAAGAGTAATTAAAAAAATTATATTTTTTTATAAAAAAAATATGATTTAATCTCAATTCCGCTTGAAGTCGGGGTGTGCTGGGTATCCCCGCTAATTAAGTGATAAAAAATATTTCATTTTTCCACCTGTAAAATTACTTAATAAATGTGCTGAAATACTATTGCCTAATTTACCAAGCGGAATATAAGACGCTAATTTTCCAAAAAAACTTTTTTTATTTTTACGAACCTCGGGATTTTTTGTAAATTTACCCATCAAATTATATAGAATATCGTCCTCATTATATATTCTATGATTTCGTGTATCATTTTTAAACTTTGCTAAATCAACCGCAGGATTATAGGATATACCTTCTTTTATAAAACCCATATCTATTAACTCATCTAATATCGCTCCACCCAAAGAATGTCCTACACCATAATAATTATATCTATTTTTTGGATATTTTGATTGAATTACTTTAATTATATTTAAATCGTTATTAAATCTTGATGATTTAGTTAAACCACTTGATAATATTTGTAAATCCGCTTTTATATCTGTAAAATCGGCTGTTCCTCGTATTGCTACAACAATATCATTACCTTTTATAAATGCTTTAATACCATTACTATAAGGAGTTATTAAAACCCAATCACTAACACTAATAGGAGTATTATTATATGCTTGATTTTCCATTAACCATAAATTATTATTATTTGTAGGCATTACCCCGCCACTCAATTCCGCTTGTAGTCGGGGGTACGCAATTCCGCTTGTAGTCGGGGGTTTAAGGGGGCAAAGCCCCTTGGGGTATCCCCGCAATATAATCATTGGAGTCGCAAAATCTATAGGGTGTTCGTAAAACTCGCCGTGACTTGACATTATATTATAACATAATATTTAAAATCCTAAATATTATATATATATAATATATATGAAAGTTAAATTATTATATTCACCATTAGTTAGTAAAAAATATAGAGTCATATTTCCCGATGGGTTTAGTATAGATTTTGGAGCAAAAGGTTATAATGACTTTACGACTTTACCAGTCATTAATAAAGATGTAAAAAGAAAAAATTATTTAAAAAGACACGCAAAAAGAGAAAATTGGAACAACCCATATTCAGCAGGATTTTGGAGTAGGTGGTTATTATGGGAAGAAGATAATATACCTGATGCTATAAGAAAAATAAAATATATGTTTGATATTGATATATATTAAAAAGGTGGAAGATTTTTCATACCTTTTAATAGTTGTTTTAATACTGATTGGTCTTTTATTCTTTGTTGTGATAGTTCATTTACGGTTAAAGGAGTATTAATTGATACTCTTTTTGTTGGTCTATAGACTGGATATGATGAGATATTTTTATTTGGATTAATATCTCTCCAATCTTCTTTAAACCATCTTGTTAAACCTATTAATTCTTTTTTACCTTCATACGCATCATTATTTCCATATTTAGAATTGTATAACTCTTTATATTTTTTAACTAATGAACCACTACGATATGCTGAAGGTTTATCATATAGAGGATACACTATTTCTTTTGCTAATTCATATAATATTTTATCTTTTGGTTTAGACATATTATATATACATATTATAAAATTATGGATTATAATAAATATTTTGAATATTTTGATTTTAAATATTTTGAATATATTTATATTTTATTAAGTTCATTTGATTAAGCGGGGACACCTAAGGGGCAAAGTCCCCTTAAACTATAGAATAAGGGTCAGTATGTATATGTTTTATAGGTGTTGATGGTGGAGATACTGGCGGTGATTTAGAACATTCACTATTAATACAAAAACAAGAACAATTTTTTAAATGTATTTGATGTAATACTACGCCAATTGCTGTTAAACTTGAAACAATTATAGATGTTAATCCAATAGCGTCCATTATACATATTACTTAATATATTAAAAAAAAACATAAAAGTATTTAATTAATTATATTTAGGAATAATTAATTAATTCTTAAAACTATATAAAAATAATATATATTGTATATATAAAAGAAATGGTTAAAATAATAAACGCAAATGCTTATGTTGTTATTAAGAAAGAAGAAAATTCAATTTATGATGTATTACTGTGTAACACTTGCGTACAATCGTGTATGAGATGTAATTATAGCAGACATAAACATTCTCCAAAACATATACGAGAACTGAATAAATTAGCAATAGTTTCAATTAGTCCCAGTACATCTTGCGACGAGGTAGATGAAATGGAGGATAAGGTTTAGGAGATTGATAAATACCCGCACCAATAAATGGATTTTTATAAGTTTCTTTTTTATAATTATATAAAGTATCATTTGAAGAACCATTTAGCATATATGGATATTTAGGAAACAATTCCGTTTGTAGTCGGGGTTTAATGGGGCTATGCCCCTTTCCGCCTAAAAGAATATGTTTTGGATTATCTGTTGGTAGAAAAAAACCTTTACCTCCGTGATATTTAGGGATTTTTAAGAATGGATCGGCAACTAAATTACTGTCTTTTTCGTATTTTATCCAAGAACTCATTTATATTATATAGAAATATAATAATTTAATAAATATTATATTTAATTTAGAAATCTTATTTTTTTATATATTGTTATATTATAAAATGAGTTTCTTTGATATTTCACCTATGGGCGGTATTTCGGTTGGCGGACAAATGCGAGGAAAACGAGGAATGATGAGAGGAGGTATTCCAGTTGGTGGAGTTCCAGTTGGCGGTGCTGCTATGATGAATATGATGCCTATGGGTTATCATCAAATGCTAATGCCTAATATGGAAATGGGTGGTATTTCAGTTGGCGGTAAAATGTCTAAAGAAGAACTAAAAGCATCACGTCTTCTACGTAAAGAATCTTTAGACTCTTTAGCAAAAAGAGTTCAAGCGAATCACGTAGCAAATGGTCTAAAAAAACCTTCTATGGCGGCGGCACGTGATATAGCAAAACTTGAAATGTTACAAGAAAAAGTAGATTCTAGATTTCAACCACAAAGTGTAGCAAAAGGTCCTCGTATTACGAAAAAAGAACTAAATAAACGTTTATCTAATATGAGACGAGGTGAAATGGCGAAAGTAAATGAACGTGTAGCAGTAGTTCAAAGTCAATTAGGTGAAAAAGGTTTATCTCAAGCACAGTTAGCAAGTATTTCAGCAATTTTAAAAGCAGAAGGTTATGGTATTTATGATTTTCAAGGTGGAGGTTTTTTTGATGACTTGTATAGTGGTCTTAAAAATGTTGGTTCAACCGCTTTACAGATGGCGCCATCTCTTCTTCCTTTAGTTTTTTAAATGCGGGGAGACCCCGCCTACCCCCGACCTCAAGCGGAATTGTAAATAATTCCGTTTGTAGTCGTCAAGCAAACTAAAAATAAATTGAATATTATATTTAATTTATTTTTTCTCAATTTTAGGGTCAATCATTTCTAATATTTTTTTACAATCAATTTCATTACCTCTAGCAACAATAAAATATGTTCCTATTTTTTCTATTCCATATTCTTCTATTTCTTTGCGGGGACACCCCGCCGACCCCCGACTACAAGCGGAATTGATATAAATAATACGATATATGTCTTCTTCCATAATATATATATATAAATATAAAAATATTTAGTTTTTTTATTTATTACACAAGTTTTCTAATATATATAGCAAGTTTTTGAAATTATTATATATGTTTATAATATAAGAATAAAATTATGAGTATTAATTTTGATAACATAGGAACAGAAATTGCGACAATATATAAACCAAACGGAAAAAGACTAAAAGATGTGTTTGTTGATACGGAGAATGATGGTTTAGACAAAATAAGAATTAATGATGATACATATTTTTTCCCTACAATTAGTAATTTTGATGAAACCGAACAAGTAGATAGAATATATATTTGTGGAGAAAGTGGTGTAGGTAAATCATCTTTTATTAGAGAATATGTTTTAAAGTTTTTAGAACAATATCCAAAAGCAAGTATATTATTATTTAGCAGTAAAAGTGAAGATAAACAATTAGATGATCTACCAAATATGGTTAGAGTATCAATTGATGAGGATATAGTTAATAATCCTTATACTTTAGATGAAATATGTTCTAACTCACCTATTACTTTAACTATTTTTGATGATATAGAAGATTTTTCAAATAAAAAAATAAATAAAGAGATAGCAAGATTAAGAGATGAAATTATGCGAAATGGTAGAAGTAAAGGCGTATTTTCTATATTTTCCCATCACAACCCAACAGATTATTCTCATACTCGTAATATGATATTTGAGGCAAATAAAGTTATTATATTTCCAAGACGCAGCGGTAAAGGAACTTATAATTATTTGTTAGAAAAGAAATTATTAATAAATAAAGAACAGATTGACTTGATAAACACATTAAAATCTTCTTATGTTGTTATATGTAAGCAAATGCCAAAATGTATTATCAGTAACAAATATATTATATTGTGTTAAGCGGGGATACCCCGCACACCCCGAATTAGTTGGGGGTTTAAGGGGGCGTTGCCCCTTTGCGTTATAAAAATAATTATATTATATTTTAATAATATATAATATAATGAGTTATATAAAAGATATAATCAATGAACTTAAGTATTTGAATAAACAATTCCGCTTGAGGTCGGGGGTAGGCGGGGTCTCCCCGCAAAAAAAGAAACAAATTGAGTCAATGATTTTAGACCGAGAATATGAATATTTTAAGAGAACTGGAAAATATATAGAAATTAAAAAAGTTCATTTTAAATAAAAACTTAACATATAATATAATGCCTTATTATATGTTAAATGGAATTGATGAAAAAACAAATACAAGAGTATCAACACAGAAAAAACAACTACCTGAAATAACTAGAATACCATTATCGGGGTTAGATATGATGAAATTAAATCCTGATGCGAAACTCATAAAATATCCTGATCTATATAAATATAAAACAATAGATGAATTATTTGCTGATTGTGATAAAGTTATTATATTAGTATTAACCATAAGCAATTCTAGCGGACATTGGACTGCCTTATTTAAGAATAAACAAGGTATTAATTATTATGATTCTTATGGAGTTCCACCTGATTATCAGTTTGAACTTTTATCTAAAAATAAAAGAAAAGAATTAAATCAACCAAATGATTATTTAAATTATCTATTAAGGAATAGTAAATGTATATTTAACAATATTACTTATCAAAAACCAAATACGCAAACTTGCGGAGAACATTCTTCATTTAGGTTAAATAATAGTATGTTAAATGATAAACAATATTTAAAGTTTTTTACTAAAAATAATTTAGAACCTGATATATTTGTTTCAAATTGGTGTTTTAATAAATTAAATAAATTAAATACAAATATTATCTAATACATATATAAAAGAATGCCGAGTCCTGATATTTTTTATTATAATTTAAGTATTGGAAATAACGATGTTGAACGAGCAGGAGATTTGATTTATACACAAACAAATGCTAACGTAACTGCTAACAATAATTTACCTATTTGTTTTAACCCAAGCGAATATTATTGTAGTATTATTAGATTTCAAATACCAGCATTTAATATACCACAAGTTCAAATGTTAATACAAGTAGACCCAGTATTAGGCGTAACTGATATTAATAAAACTATTTATTCTTTTACATTAGAACAAAATGGTATTAATAGCGACCAAATATTTTTAATTTATACACCTGATTACGCTAATATTCCAGCAGTAGATATTCCACAAGTAGGAACACCAACACAAACATTTAATTCATATTATTTTTGTTTTAGCATTACAACTTTTATACATATGATGAATACCGCTTTAGCAACAGCAACTACAAATATTAACTCAAAAGGCGGAACTATAGCAAACGCTCCTTATTTTATATTTGACCCTGAAACTGCTCTTATTTCATTATATACTGATGTTTCTTTTGATACAAATAGTGGAACAAGTAAATTATGGTTTAATAATTCACTTTGGAATTATTTTGTTGGATTTAACGCAGTTGTATATTATGCTCCTAATAAATCATTTAACAATGCTTTAGGAAAAGATAATTTATTTACAATTACAAATGATTTAGGCATTAATACAGTTAATTTAACGCCAAGTGTTGGCGCTCCTTATTTAGCAATAAAAACGGAAAACCAATATACTTCATTTGGTTATTGGGCAGTTTTAAAAAATATACTCATTACTACATCTATGAATATTGTAAGCGAATTGTTCTTTATTAATAATTCTAACACACAACAAAATATTAAATATGTAAATGTTTTAACAGACTTTCAACCTGATATATCAACAACTGGAACTGGATCGGGTGCTGGTGTAGGAAATCAAATATTTAGTTATGATGCTCCAAGTTTATTTAGGGTTTTTTCATTCAATCAAACTACGCCTTTATATAATATTAATTTAGGCATTTCATTTCAAGATAAATTAGATAATATATACCCATTGTATTTAGATAAATATATGTCAGCGTCTTTTAAGTTTATGTTTATTAAGAAAGAAATATTTTCGGGAATAAATAAACTTTTGTAATTAATTAAATTAAATTAAATTAATATAAAATAATTCTATAAATTTTTTATATTATGTTATATTATAAATGAGTGAAATTATGAGTGTCCCCAAATACGCAAGAGTTTTAGATACACGATTAGAGGCATTGAGTGAGAATAATATTTGTTATGCTCTTAAAGAAGGCGCTGCCGTTCAAGCATTCGTTCCTTTAGTCGCTTCGTCTTATTCAAACCAAAGTCTTACTTTTAACTTAAATAATATCGCCGATTTCACCGCCCGAGACTCACGTCTTGCGATTTCTATTACAGCAGTAGCAACAATTTCAGTTCAAAATACAACTGCTAATCCCGTTAATTTTATTCAGTCAGATAATTTCGGATTTAAATCTTATCCCGTCAATAAATCGATAAGTTCAATCCAGCATCAAATCAATCAGGCATCTATAACATTACAAAGCAATGAAATATTAGATGCTATTACACGATTAAATGTTCTACCTATGGATAGTAATTTTTACGAAAATACTCAACCTGATTATATTGATAGTTATGCTGCTGCGACTGGAACTAATTTTAATCCTCTCCAACCTTATACTACTACACTTGCGGGTGATGGTGTGTTTAAACCTCGTTCTTTGAACTGGACTTTTACTAATAATGCGGTTGCTGATGATTATGTTATTCCTCCTAATTCAACCCGAACAATTGTTATTACTGCTAAGTTTTATGAACCACTCGTTACTCCTTATAGCAATGTTTCAAGTGAAGATAGTCGTGCCCTTTATGCGATAACGGGTGAATTAATTTCTATACAATTTGTGCCTGATGTTTGGTCTAATATGTTCGCATTCTATGCTCCTGCTGGTTTAACTATTTTATCTCCATCAAACTCAATCGTTAATCTTACGACTGTTGCCCCTGTGTTGAATTGTATTTATTTGACGCCAAAAGAAGGCACAATCGCTCAAATCCCTCGTGAAAGTGTTTATCAATACAATGATTATTCTATTTTTAGCAATACCATTCAAGGGTGTCCTGCGGGTCAATCAATAACAAACGTTTCATCTCAAGTGGTATCGTTCACAAATATGCCGAATAAAATCTTGGTATATGCCCGTTTATCCAATAACTCAAGGAGTGCCGCAATACCTGATAAATATTTAGCATTACAATCATTTTCTGTCGTGCTAGATAATGGTCTTCCTGTATTTAATGGTGCTTCTCAAGACCAACTTTATGACGTATCTAAACGAAATGCTCTTCAAATGCCCCGTGCGTGTTTTAAGCAATCACTTCTTAATAATGCTAATGAGGTTGCTGGTGGTTTATATGGGTGTGGTTCAGTTATGGTTATAGATCCGCAACTTGACTGCGGGACACGCCCCTCAGATTCTAACGGTTCTGGCGGACGTTTTATATTTCAAGTTCAACAAGCAACATTTACTAATAATACCGAAATTGATTTTCCTGCTGTTACTCTATATGTGGTTGGTATTAATGCTGGTGTGCTTCAAAGAGTTGGTTCTGCTTATCGCTCATTTTTGCTTACTACGCCACCTGATATTATCAATGAAATCAAAGCATTGCCTCCTATATCGTATAAAATGTATAATAACGCAAGATTTTCCAATTCATTTTTAATGGGCGGAGGTATCAGTGATTGGTTTAAGAAAGCCTACAATTTAGGAACTCGTGCTTATGATTTAGCAAAAGATAAAGTACCGCAACTTCGTCAAGGTTACGATGATGTTATGAAAGTGGTTGGCGATGTTAAACAAATTGTTGGTAAAGGCGCAAGAGGGACTCGCTTGTTTGGTGAAAACCCCCGACCAATTAGAAGTTCAAACTATTTTCAGTAAATATTTAGCGCGGGGACACCCCGCCAACCCCGAATTAGTTGAACCCCGCCGATCCCGAATTAGTTGGGGGTTTAAGGGGGCGTTGCCCCTTTAGGAATAATTTAAATTGAATTAATTTATAATATATAATTTTTTTATATTATGTTATATTATAAATGTCTATTAATACGCTTTTATTTAACGATGTGATTTTAGACCAACTTGTTGATTTAATTGATGCTAAAAGTGGTAATGTAGCGTCTGTTACTGGTGTTGCTCCTATTGTTGTTGCTCCTTCCGCTGGTAATGTAGTTGTTTCTTTGCCGATCGCTGGAACTTATTCAGCTACTAATAACGTTGTAAAAGGTTCATCTGCTACTGCTTTACAGTGGGGTGGTGATGGTGATAGTTTAACGTTTTCTGCTCCTTTAGTAGATAATGCGGGTGTTGTTTCTTTGCCTATTGCTGGTTCATTTGTTGCTGGTGTTACTGATGTAGTTAAAGGTTCTGCTTCAAATGCTCTTGTATGGGGTTCTGATGGTAATACGGTTTATACGGCAACTGCTCCTGTTGATGTTACGGGAACTGTAATCTCTTTGCCTATCGCTGGTTCATTTGTTGCTGGTGTTACTGATGTTGTTAAAGGTTCATCTGCTTCTGCTTTAGTGTGGGGTAGTGATACAAATACAGTTTATACGGCAACTGCTCCTGTTGATGTTACGGGAACTGTAATTTCTTTGCCGATCGCTGGAACTTATTCCGCTACTAATAACGTTGTCAAAGGTGCGTCTGCTACTGCTTTAGAGTGGGGTGGTGATGGTGATAGTTTAACATTTTCTGCTCCTTTAGTAGATACTGCGGGTGTTGTTTCTTTACCTATTTCTGGAACTTGGTCTGCTACAAACAACGTTGTTATGTCTTCATCTGCTACTGCTTTACAATGGGGAACTGACGCTAATACTGTTTATACTGGAAC